CTCGGGAGGACCGTCGCAACTATCCTCCCCAGGTGTCATGCCTGGCCTGAACTTCTTCAGGACTTAGAGTCAGAGAAGGTAGGGACTACACGCGCCAGAGGGGAGAGTGTCTCGTTGCACGAGGCAACCTCACACTCAGCCGTGACGCATGCGCCTGCATCCTACCTTCCCGGGTGGAAGAAGGTGGATTAAAACAACCTAGCCCCGTATGCGGTAGAGGGAGTTTTATCTTTCATCCCACATAGGCGAACTGAATGAGCTCTGCTCTATCAGACGCTCCACCGAAGTGTGAGCGCGCCTGGGTGAGATACTCCTTATCCGCACGGGACAGGATCCTCAGCCTTTGGACCTTCTTATATAGTCCCAGCTCCTCTTGGAGCTGCTCGTTAGTGATCGCACCCGCTGGGTGTATCGCTAGCAAGCGACGGACTTCAGCATTGCTGAGGTCGGCCGGAACTATCTTCGAAGAGGCCACCAATTGGGTGCCTAGCAACGACGGCAACGAAGCCACGAGGGCTTCGAAGTCGCTTGCTCCCCTAAGCAGAGGCGCTATTGCGCGGCCAGCTGAAAGCTGGCCGGCAAGAGCCCACCTCGCCGAGTCTTGGGCCGTACGGATGCACGAGTCCGCCGCCAACGTGCCTCTATTAAAGGCGCTGTGGTAATCAGCCACAGTGTCGGAGGTAACACTCGCCCACCAGACACCCAAGTTCTCGAGGGGCCCCCCTGGCTCTGTTAGAGCCAGGAGGAGACACCTAAGGCCGCCACCGACTTTGCGAGTCGATGGACGTCCTAAGGCTGCCACCACGCAACCAGCAAGAGAAACCGCGAAGTCTCGACGTTTCAGCTCCTGAAGGAGCTGAAACATGCCAAACGGGGAATTCCCCGCTTGGTTGAAGAGATTCCACAGTAATCCGGTGATCTCTCGTGTGCCTACAAAGGTTCGCTTAGCGAACTCTGCAGAGCCTTTCGCCCTCAATGATTTGTTGAGGTTGATGGACACGCCTACGGCTGCCATCAGCGATTGGTACTCAGCGGCTACGTGAGACTCTGCGATGACTATGTCATCTCCGAGGATCACGTACTCTCGGAAGCAACGTCCTTTCCGTCCAACCCGATACGCGGCCCACTGCACCATTAGATGGTGAGTCAGGGTGAAGGCCGCCCAAGAGGAGTAGCTCCCCATGGGCTGCCCTACCTCGTACCGGATGGTCGTACTGGACCTTGGTATCCGATAACCTCTGTCACAGAGGAGAGACGCCCAGATGTCACCCAAGCCGGTTCCGTAGTCCCTGAGTAAGTGGGATATGAGGGTGGATTGCAGGCGGCGTGGAAACCGGTCGGTAGCGGCACTAAGGTCGAAAGACCATAGTTCCTTCCCTTCAGCGCACCACTTCTGGACCTGCCGGGAGCCTTGCTCCTGGTTCCAGGTTGCATCCATAGGGATGCGCCTGAGTAGATCCATTAGTGCGTGATGGAGGGGGCGGAGACTCGCCTGGGTATAATAGTCGCTTATAGCGAATATACGGTTTTTAACCGGTTCGGCCTTAAGGCCGATCTTCCCAACGGAGAGTTGCCTGCTGCCTACTAGGCCCAGCTCCATCGCAATCGCCCCCACACGGTCTAGGTTCTTGACGAAGTCAGGTCCTGACCTGGGGTAAACTGCCAGTGTCCACTTCCTTAGCCACCCACCCACGTCCGTCGCTAAGACGGCCGCGGCGTCCAGATGAGCACACAGCAATGCGTGCCCATTGGGCCCCCCTCTGTTGGAGATATGAAAGCGCACGGTTCCCAACCGCAGCGGATCGTAGATCCCGAGGGAGTGGAGGCAGGGCACAAGGGCTCTCGCAAACTGGCCTGCTATACCGTCCAGGCTCACAGAGCATGGATCGGTGATGTTAGCATAGCTAACCTTCCGTTTACTTGTGAAACACAAGTAAATCGATAACAGGAACAGAGCGACCGCCTGAGTCGTCCTATCAGGAGTGCCGCGAAGCAGCACCCTAATTCCTTTCGGAAGACATGTGGGGAATCCCCTTCTGTCCATTCTTACTCCTGCGGTTCCGGCGGGCAATGCATCGCCGGCGAGACGCTTCGTGGTCGCCCATCGGGCGGCCTTGAAGTAGTCTTGTGTCGCCACCAACCCTCGGTGCTTACGCATCGTACGGAAGGTTGCGTACACCTCTTCTCCCCAAGCAGAGAGTTGTGGGACGCCAAGGACCCAGTTTGCAACCCTGAGCCCTTTTGCACATGCAGGTATGGCCAAACGTTTCAATAGTACTGTTTTAAGCATGATAGTAATTGATTGCTTGGGACGGGACCTATTGGGCGTACGGCTAGGGGTTTGACCCCCATCACCTGCACGTGCAATAGGTCAGGAGGGCAACGGCCG